GCCGCCGGCGCCGCCCTCGCCGGGCTGACCAAGAGCTTCCTCGACCTGGCGGAGTCCACACGGGAATACCGGGAGGACCAGGCCAAGCTGGACGCAGCCTTCACCACCGCCGGATTTACGGCGGAACAGGCCGGTGAAGCCTACACCGGCTTCTATGCCATCCTGGGCGAAGAGGATCGCAGTGTGGAAGCGGTCAACCACCTCGCCAAGCTCTGCTCCACCGAGGAAGAGCTGGCGCAGTGGACGGACATTGCCGCCGGCGTGTGGGCCACCTTCGGAGACAGCCTTCCCATCGAAGGTTTGACCGAAGCCGCCAATGAGACCGCCAAGACCGGCACCATCACCGGCCAGCTGGCGGACGCGCTGAACTGGGCCGGCGTCAATGAGGAAGCCTTCCAGTCGGCGCTGGATGGCTGCAGTTCCGAGCAGGAACGCGCCGCGCTCATCACCGATACCCTCAACGGCCTGTACCAGGAAGCGGCGGAAAACTACAAAACCCTCAACGGTGATGTGATGGAAGCCCAGCGCGCCCAGGCACTTCTTACCGATGCCTACGCCCAGCTGGGCGCTATCGCGGAACCCATCATGACCACGCTGAAGACCATGGCGGCGGATGTTCTTACTGCCATGATTCCCTTCGTGTCCCTCATGGGCGAGGGGCTGCAGGGCGTGCTGAACGGCACCGCCGGAGCCGCCGAGACTTTCGCCGAGGGCATCTCCGGTCTGGTGTCTGTGTTGATGGAGAAGCTCTCCACCATTGTGCCGGTCATCGGGGAAGCCATCCTCGCCAGTCTTCCGGTACTGCTGGAAGCTGGAGTGAATATCATCGCAACCCTTGTCACCGGCATTGTGAACGCGCTGCCCCAACTGGCCGCAGCCGCCCTGTCCATTGTTCTCCAGCTCGTCACCAGCCTAACCGAGCTGGCGCCACAGCTTTTACAGGCGGCAATGCAGGTGGTGGCGACCCTGGCTTCCGGCATCGCTTCCGCACTGCCTCAGCTGGTTCCCACCATTGTACAGATGGTGGTGCAGATCTGCCAGACCCTTATCGCCAATCTGCCCCTCATCCTGGACGCGGCTCTGCAGCTGGTCACGGGGCTGGCCCAGGGCATCCTCAACGCCCTGCCGGTGCTCATCGCGGCTCTGCCGGAGATCATCAACGGAATTGTGACCTTCCTGCTGAACTCCATCCCCCAGATCATCGAGACGGGCATCCAGCTTCTGACCTCGCTGGTGGCGGCTCTGCCGGACATCATCACCGCCATTGTCGCAGCCATCCCGCAGATCATCGAGGGGATCATCACAGCCGTATTAAACTCCATCCCGCAGATCATCCAGGCTGGTATCGACCTGCTGGTGTCGCTCATCCAGGCGCTGCCCCAGATCATCACCACCATCGTGGCGGCTATCCCGCAGATCATCACCGGCATCGTGAACGCCCTCATCAACAGCATCCCTCAAATCATCCAGGCGGGTGTAGAACTGCTGGTGTCCCTGATTGCGAATCTCCCGACCATCATTGCGGAGATCATGAAGGCGATTCCGCAGATCATCACGGGGATCGTTTCGGCCCTCGGCCAGGGTGTCTCCCAGATCGCCGAGGTGGGCGCCAACCTGGTGCGCGGCCTGTGGCAGGGCATCCAGTCCCTGGCCGGGTGGATCTGGGATAAAGTGTCCGGCTGGATCTCCGGCATCTGGGACGGTATCCTGGGCTTCTTCGGCATCAACTCGCCCTCCAAGGAAATGGCCTGGGTAGGCGAAATGCTGGTGGAGGGCCTTGCCGGTTCCATCGAGGACAACGGCGGTCAGGCGGTGAAAGCCGCCGAGGGAATGAGCAAGAACATCAACGGGGTCATGCAGGACCTCGCCAAGGATATGACCACGGCGCTGCCCACGGATTTCTCCGTGAAGGGCAGCGTGGAAAACGCCATGACCTCCGCAGTTTCCGGCGGCTCTGGGAAGAGCGGCTTCGTCCTGCAGCTGAATATCGGCACCTTCAACAACTACACCAATGAGGACATCCGGCAGCTCACCAATGAGATCATGGTGACCGCCGGTCAGTTTGCCAAGCGGAAAGGGGTGGTATTCGCATGAACTATTTTGTGTATAACGGGGTTTCGTCTCTGGACATGGGGCTTCGCATCGAGAGCAAGAATGTGTTTTCCGCCCCGGAGTACGATGTGACCTTCCAGTCCATTCCCGGCAGGAACGGCGACCTCATCCTGCCCAATGGCCGCTATCCCAATGTGCAGGTGACCTACTCCGTGTTCCTGCCCGCCAAGTCCATCGCCGAACTGGCGGAGAAAATCACCAAGGTCAAAGCCTGGCTCTATGGGGAGCAGAACGCTTATCACACACTGTCCGACAGCTACGATACCGTCTACACCCGGAAGGCGGTGTACTCCGGGAGCTTGGATATTGAGGACCAACTCAACCGCATCGGCGTATTTACCGTCAGCTTCTCCTGCCATCCCTTCCGCTACAGCGTGGACGGAACCGAGCCTGTCACCCTCACGCAGTCCGGCTCCACAGTGACCAACCCGGAGAGTTTTGAGTCTCTGCCCATCCTCACCCTCACCGGGGAGGGGACGGTGACCCTGACCATCCAGGGAGGCGGTCAGAACAAGAGCTGGGTCTTTACCGGGCTGGACGGGAGCATTGTCTGCGACAGCGAGCAGATGAACTTTTACTCAGGCACGGCCCCCATGAACGACAAGGTCAGCGGGGACGGATTTCCCAGGCTGCAGCCCGGCGTTAACACCATCTCCTGGGTGGGAACGGTGACCAGCCTGGTGGTACAGCCAAGGTGGGTGACGCTATGATCCCGGTTCTGTTCAAAGCAAATGCGGTGGATTTCTCCACCTACGGCATTGGCGTGCTGGCAGACTGCATCTCCTGTGAGGTGACCGAGGAGCGAAACGGCGCCTACGAACTGGTGCTCCAATACCCCGTCACAGGGCGGAACTACGGAGAGCTGTCCTCCGAGCGGATCATCAAGGCCAAGCCCAACGATACCGCCGATGACCAGGCCTTCCGTATCTACCGCATCACCACACCTATCGATGGCGTGGTAACGGTGTATGCTCAGCACATCTCCTACGACCTCTCCAATATCGCCGCCCTGACCTG